GTCCGAGCCCGAGCCCGACTACCAGTCCGAGCCCGACTACCAGTCCGAGCCCGACTACCAGTCCGAGCCCGACTACCAGCCCGAGCCCGACCGCCGAACCCACCGAGACCGCCAGTCCCGATCCGAGTGCGAGCCCGAGCCCGGACCTGACAGGCGACCAGCTCCCGGTAACCTCCGGGGTCCGGCTCCTCCCGACCCTTCTGATCGGTGGGTTCCTCCTGACGGGCCTGGGTACCAGCCTGTACTACGTCACCCGGCGTAAGGAGGACCCCACCCCGTAGTCCAACCCCCATACGGGCCGCTTCCCGGGTAGCGCGGTCCGTCCATCCCGGAGCCCTGGCCCTCCAAGGAGCCAGGGCTCCGGTGCGTCTCCGGGATGCTTCCTTTTTCCCTCCCCCAGGTGCGCGGATTGGTGCTATAGCCCACTTGACTCCAGAGCTGTAGCGCGCTATGATAGAGGTGTCAGGCAGACAGAGAGAGGAGAGACAAATGACCGCCACCACCACCATCACCGCCCAGCAGATTCTTGACCTCGGTGGCCGCGAGTGGGTCGGACAGAGCGGCCAGAAGCGGATCTACCTCAACAACTGGCACGAGCTGGCCGGGTTGGAGGTAGTGCGGTACGGGTCCGGCAACATCCGATGGGCAACGGTCGGCGGCGAGCCGATCAGCAACACCAAGGCCGCCGCGTTGCTGACCGCCAAGGTCTGGTTCGAGCCTGAGACCGGGGAGCTGAAGCACACCATCCGCAGCGTCGCGAAGGCCGCCCGGGTTGAGCACATCGGAGATGTGCTGATCGAGAACTTGACCAAAGCGATCCGCCGGGCTGGGGCCCGACCGCTAACCACCGCGCAGGCCGCGCAGGAGCTGGGCGTCTCGCCACGCACCGTGCGCCGGTGGGCCGCGGTCGGCAAGCTCAGTGCCCGCAAGAACGCTCGCGGGCACTGGGTCATCACCCTCTGATGCAGCAAAAGTGACAGATCACCCCCGCCTTCGGGCGGGGGTCTCCTAGGAGGTATCTGATGAGTGTATACATCGCACATGTGATCACCGAGGCCGTCGGCCTCGGTGACCCGGAGGTCGTCATCACAACGGACACCGATGAGGTCGGCGCCGCTGACCTGCTTGTGTCCTATCCCCTTCCCCCGGGTTCCGACCCGAGCGAGGTGCTCACCGAGCACGGATGGCGAGTCTGCGGCGTAGCTGCCCGAGACCCGTACCTGATCGTGACGGTGGAGCCCAGCGACTGGGTTTCCTTGGTGCGTGAGCTGACCGCTCAGCGCGAGGCGGCGCGTGTCGAGCTGCAACGCCAGGACGTGTCTTGGCGTCGCGTGATCGGCGACGCTATGCGGGTGCCCGGCGTGGCACGGCAGGAGATCGCGCGCGCAGCCAAAGTCAGCGTCGCACGGCTGTACCAGATCAGGGACGGACGGCGCTGAGGCCCGCCCCCAGTCGCTGATGCTGACACGACAAAAGGCCCGCCCGGGGTGGGTGATCCTCGGGCGGGCCTCGCCCCCACCACTCACCAGAGGGACACCTCTACTCCCGTCGCCACTCCCTGCGCAAGTGGACGAGAAACCACACTGCGAGCCCTACCAGGATCACGGCCACCAGCAGCGTAGCCACCCCTGCGGGATGCTCCGCCCCTGCGGGATGCTCCGCCCCTGCGGGATGCTCCGCCCCTGCGGGATGCCACCTTGTCCCCGAACCGGGTGACACTGGTATCCTTACAGGCGTGACTACGGCCGCGCTCATGCAATGGGGGACGGACATGGCACCGGTCCCGAACCCCGGGGGCGCTCGGTGGTGCCCAGACCACAACCGGCTGGAATGCACGGGAAACAGGTCCCGAGGCCGGGGGATCTGCCACGGCCCGGCCATTCGAGGGACCTCGAAGTGCCGGACCCATGCTGGCAAGAAGACTGAGCTGGCCAAGGCCCAGGGCCAGGCCGTGATCACTGCCTGGAACGCGATGGGGGGAACCCCGAACATCGACTATCGGATGGCGGTGCTCGGGGTGCTCCAGATGACCTGGCTCCGGCTGGCCGCGTACTCGGAACTCCTGCGGCGCCAGGTGGCTGCCGAGGGGGAGGTGACCGAGGCTGAGATTTTCGACCCGGACGAGGGGAGCCCGAAGACCTCGGGCCTGATCGGGTACCGGTACGGGGCCGCTGGCAAGGAGGGCCGGATCTATGCCCAGTCTGAGGAGGTCCGGGCGCTGGTGGCGTTGGAAAGCGCTGAGCGGGACCGGGTGGTCAGGTACTCGAAGGTCGCCCACGATATGGGGATCTCCGAGCGCTTGACCTCTTTGGCTGAGCGCTGGGGGGACCTGGTGGCCGGCCGGATCTCGGCCATCCTGGGGGAGCTGAACCTCACGCCCGAGCAACAGGCCCGGGTTCCGGAGCTGATCCAGCGCCACCTCGGGTCCATCGATATGGACGCGGTGACCACGGGGGTGATTGGGAAGTGACCGCTCCTCCGCTGGGACTTGAACCGCCGTGGGAGTTGTTGGCCCGGAAGGTCCTCAGCCGGACGCGGTTGTCTCGGTGGATGTATTCCCCGGTGACCTGGGCCAAGGACTGTCTACGGGTGAACCTGACCAGGTACCAGGCTGAGATCCTGGACGCCATCCCGGTTCGGCGCCGGGTGGCGATTCGAGGCCCCCACGGGCTTGGGAAATCTTTTATTGGGGCGGTGGCGGTGAACTGGTTCGCGACCACCCGGGATCTGGCGGGCGTCGACTGGAAGATCATCACCACGGCGAGCGCGTGGCGCCACTTGGAGGTCTACCTGTGGCCGGAGATCCACAAGTGGGCCAACCGGATCGACTTCGAGGTTCTGGGTCGGGCGCCGTTCGATCGGCGTCGGGAGCTGATGGATCTTCGGTTGAAGCTCAATCACGGCGCGGCTACGGCCGTGGCCTCGAACATGCCGGAGAAGATCGAGGGGGCGCACGCGGACAGCCTGCTGTACATCCTCGATGAGGCGAAGATCATCGAGCCGGCCACCTGGGATTCGGTGGAGGGTGCGTTCTCCGGCGCTGGCACCGATACCGCCGCTGAGGCTTTCGCGCTGGCGATGAGCACTCCCGGCCCCCCGGCCGGCCGGTTCTACGACATCCACAGGAGAGCGCCTGGGTACGAGGACTGGTGGGTGCGCCACGTCACGCTGGACGAAGCGATCGAGGCCGGCCGGATCTCCCGAGAGTGGGCTGAGCAGCGGGCCAGGCAATGGGGGCCGGACAGCGCGATGTACGCGAATCGGGTCCTTGGTGAGTTCCACGCGAGTGACGAGGATGCCGTGATTCCGCTGGCCTGGATCGAGGCCGCTATCGAGCGCTGGCATGAGTGGGACCGCGCGGGCCGGCCAAGCCCTGGGGGGCCACTCTGGATCGGGGTGGACGTGGGCCGGGGCGGAGACGAGACCGTGTTGGCCACCCGCGACGGGTGGGCCGTTACGTTGGAGACGAACCGCCTCCGGAACACGATGGCCACGGTGGCCGCTGTCCAGGCTCGGCCGGGCCGCGCGATCGTGGACGTGATCGGGCTCGGTGCCGGGGTGTACGACCGGCTTCGCGAGGTGGGCGCCAAGCCGCTGGCTTACACCGGGTCGGGCAAGACTGGTCGGCGCGACAGGTCCGGCAAATTCGGGTTCACCAATATCCGGAGCGCCGCTTATTGGCACGTCCGGGAGCTGTTGGACCCTGCTTATGATCCGGTGCTCGCCCTCCCCCCCGATGACTTGATGATCTCGGACCTGACCACCCCGACCTGGGAGGTCACCTCCGGGGTTCCGCCGAAGATCAAGGTGGAGGCTAAGGAGGATGTGGTGGCGCGCCTGGGCCGGTCCCCCGACCGGGGGGACGCCGTGGTCATGAGCTTGTGGGCTGATGCCATGGGTGGACGGTCCCAGCACGCTGAGCCGGTGGGTTGGATGCCGACCACCGGGCTGTCCCCGCTGGCAGGTTGACACTTAGCGGACAACCCCCGGGACATCCTGGGGGTTGTTTGCTGTCCTGACCAGGGCAGATAACGCCTGTGAGGTAGGACACGCCGCCGGACGTTGACACTTGACCGTCATGGCTGTAAGGTTAGAGGCACAACACCACAGGGGAAGGATCACCAGCCATGATCGAGATGATCGGGACGCACGAAGTGATCGAGACCATCCCGGTTCGCGCGACCACTAAGAACGGCCTGGAGCGGGACGCTGTGGAGCACGCCCGGGACTTGGTTTGGCGCAACGGGGAGCGCAAGGCGATCAAGCGGGGTATGAACCGCCGCCATCGTCGCCAGGCCCGCCAGGTTCTCCGGGCCGCGCTCAGCTACTGATCCACCAAACACCGGCCCTCGGGGATCACCCCGGGGGCCGGTTGCGTGTTCCCCCACCGGAGTACCGTGAGACTCACACGATCGACCACAAGGAGGGGGGAGAGAGTGGACGTGATCGCAATGACCAGCGAGGGCTTCAGCGCTCGAGGCGCCACCACGGAGGAGCTGGTGGCCGAGAGTGGGGAGGGTGACCTGTTGCCGGCTGAGGAGCTGGACGAGATCGAGCCCTACGCCGAAGCCACTGGGGTCGATCCGGGCTGGACCGACGATGAGGGGGACGGGTGAGCATCTACCGAGGCCGCTACTACAGCGCGACCAGGTGCGACTCCAGTCCCAAGCCGGGGACCAACGCCCTGGTGAGCTGGTTCCTGGGGGCCTACGCTTCCCGGGGCGCGGCCAACCTCGGCACCTACGCCTGTAAACGCTTGGGCTCGGGCTGGAGCATCCACGCTGAGCGCCGGGCCGCTGACCTGGGCACCGCCCCGTACGGCGGGGTGGACTCGGATTGGGGGTGGAACCTGGCCAACGCGCTGCGCCTGAACTCGGCCGAGCTGGGCATCCAGTGCATCATCCTCGGGCGCCGGATCTGGAGCTGTTCGTACCCGGACGCCGGGTGGCGACCCTACTCCGGCCAGTATCACGGTCACGCTCACGTGGAGTTGATCCCAAGCGCCGCTCAGAACCTGACCGCCGCCACGATTCAGTCCCTGATCGGGGGATCGGGTGGACCGACTACACAAGGAGGAGTCATGTTGCCACGCAAAGGGGACGGGCTAGACGCCAACGGGAAGCCGCTCCCTTCAGCTCACCCGGTCCGGGAATCGGTGCGGTACTGGCAGCGCCGGCTAGTCCGGCTGGGATTTGACACCATCAGGCCGGGTGACCCGGAGAGTTGGCGATATGACGGGATCTACGGCGACAGCATGCAGCGCGCCGTAGCTGCTTCCCGCAAGGCGTACGGTGCTGAGGACCACGACGTGGAGCGGATCACCGGGTGGCACGCTGAGCGAATGGATTACGAGGTAGCCAAGAAGTACGGGCCGTCCGGTCAGATTCCGGACAGCGTGATCAAGACCGCCGCCCAGGCCGCCGTTTCCGACGTGATCAGTAAAGTCCGTCTGACCGTACCCAAGTAGGAAAAGAGAGGTCACCTGTGGAAGACAGAATTCCCCAGCCCGTCCGGGCCTGGCTGTACCGGATCGGGGCCGCCGTGGTTCCGCTCCTGGTCTTCTATGGCGTGCTGGCCGAGGATGCCGCCGCACTCTGGATCGGCGTGCTGGGCGCGATCCTGGGCTTCGGCCAGGCCACGCTAGCGGCCGTCCACACCCCCACCCACCCGAGCGCCGACCCCGACACGCGGTAACGTGCTGAGTAGCTGACGGGTGTTATCGCCCCAACAGGAGGCCCCCGTCGAGTGGGAACCGACGGGGGCCTTCTTTCGTGTCCGAGGGATCGCTTTCCGATCAGCGCTCGGTGAACCAGTCACCCTTTCCCTGGTCCAGGCGCTGGAAGCGCTCCGGGTCGCCGACCCGGAACCCACCGGGCTTCTGGGCCTCGGCCTGGGCCTTAGCGGTGTGCCTGCCCTGGTAGCCCTTCGGGGCTTTGGGTTCGCGGTGCCTGCCCTGGTAGCCCTTCGGGGCCTGGTGCTCGCCCATGATCTCTCCCTCCTGGCGGGGCCTTCCCGCCGTTCGCTCTCCACTATACAGGCATGGCGGCTAGGTTGCAACCCAGGGGAGGGGACAATGTCGCGGCCCCCACCCATCAGATAGGTGGGGGCCGCTGGGGTGGTGATCACCTCTCCTGTACGAGCCAGGTGACAATGCCTACCAGATCCCGGGGCTTCCCGTCCCACGGGATCACGGTCGCGTCCCCGGGGAGCCTCCCGGGGCGCACGTGGCCCCGCAGCTGCACCCCGGACGGCAGGACAATGACCGCCACGATCGGCCGCTTGGCATCGGTCGGGTCGTGTTCGATCCCGACTTCCCATCCCTCTGCGCGGGCCATGTACCAGGCCCGCACGAGCAACTGCTCCCGGCGCTCTGAGGCGCCGCGCGGCCATACCGCGTCCTTGTCATGTGGCAGGGACGCATCGATCGCGAGGATCTCGGCTATGACCGGCCGCAGGTCAAGCGGCCTGACCCGGTAGCCGCCCTGGTCGATGCCAGGACGGTAGGGAACGTCGAGAATCACCTCGGGGGCGTCGATGATCAACAACCTCATCCCGTCGGAGTGAGTGTCGAACACGACCGACATCTCGGCCTGGTCGGCCGCCTTGGCAGCGGCCCACATGAGCCGCTGCGCTTCGGGGGTCCAGCCCCGGCCGTCGAGCTCGGCCTGGACGCGCGCGATCGCGTCCAGCGCCTTGTCCATCGACGCGATCCTGGGGTGGTTGGCGGCCAGCGCCGCCAGCACCGCCTTGTCATCGCGAGCCAGCATGGTGACCTGTCGCAGCCCGAGCCTCTCGATGAGGCAGTCGGGCAGGCTGGTCGGGTCGAGCGACCAGAGGGGGTCCAGGATTCTGGCGATAAGCCAGCCGACCTCCCGGTCGGCCGGGTCCTGCCACGACCACACCGCGTCCCACAGTCGGACGCCGACCTCCCGCCGCCGCTCAGGCGGGGTGCCCGGGGCGGCCACGTCCTCGATCGCCGCCGCTGCCTCCGGTGGCAGCATGCCCCGCTCGGCGAGTTCGGGGCACACGTAGGTGAGCGTCCACTGCTGGATCGCAGCGTGCAGGTCGTCCGAGCTAGTCGCGGCGTAGGTGGTCTCCATGATCTCCATCCTTCCTGGCGGGGCCTTCCCGCCGTTCGCCATCCACTATACAGGCATGACGGCTAGGTTGCAACCCGGGGGGAGGGGGCCTGGAGGTCCCCCCACGGCCTCCCAGGGCAAAACCCCAGCTCAGGGGACCGGGGGGACCGGGGGAACCGGTGCCTCTCCAGTCAGATCGTTTCTTACGTGTTTACACGCGCGCACACGCGCGTGTATAAACCTGGGACGTGTTTCTAAGGAAGTAGGTGAGTGGCCCTTCCCCCGGTCCCCCCAGTCCCCCCGGAGGGCCGTCATCCGGCGCCGGACACGAACAGGGGGGCCGAGCCCAACCGGACCCGGCCCCCCCTGGCGCTAACCGACCGTTACGGAACCACTCCGCTAACGTCGCAATCGCCAGCGTCGTTACGGTGCATGTACCCGCTGGGAAGGAGGACCTTCCCGTTTGCCGAGATCGAGCACATGAGGAACCCGCCGACCCCGTGTTGCTCCACCAGGAGCCGGACCTCGGCCCCGGAGTGGAGCGCCAGGTACTCGGTCCAGGGCTCCCCGGGCCGATCGTCCCGGGTGGCCGCGTGCTGCACCCCATCCACCCAGTACGTGATCGTCACGTCTCGGTCATCGTCACGGAACTCCCGGCGCGGCTCTCCGTCCGGCCAGGTCCCCTGCCCAGGCTCGAAGTGGCCCCAGGCCGCCGTGAGGATGACCAGCCGGGGTTCCTCCTCCGGCGCGCCCCCGGGCTCGGACGGGTCCCCTCCCGGGCTGATCCACCCCTTGGCGCTGGCGAACCCGAGGCCCGCCAGGATCAGGATGATCACTCCGGCCACCTTCAGCGCGTTTCCGCTCCCGGTGGACGTTGCGGTTCCCGTGCTCATGCCGACTCGGTCTCCTGGGTGGCCAGGGCTTCCCCGGAAACCGGGATGATGGCGTACCCTGCCTCGGTCAGGTGGGCCGCCTGGAAGGCCGCCACCTTGAGCCCGTCCCCCACCTTCGGGTGAGTGGTCCCGGCCGGGAGGTGGTGGCTCAGCGTGGCCACCAGGTTGTCCCAGTCCAGCGGACGGGGACCGGATGGCAGGCCCCGGCGCTGGGACTCGGCATTGACCAGCTCCTCCAGTCGGGCCAGCGCGGTACGGACCTCGGCCAGCACCCCGCCCAGCTCACGCTCCAGCCGGCTGGACACCGCCACCGCGATCTCCTCCAGCGGGGTGGTCCCCCCGTCCGGAGCCTGCCGGGTCAACAGGGCGTCCAAGATGGCCCGGGTGGTCTCCCGGACCAGCTTGCTTGTCTCCAGGGAGATGGAGCCCGAAATTTGCGCCATGATCCCTTCCTTCCTGTCCGGTTCCGTTCGTGCCGGACCCTTGTCACTTTACAGGCAGTACGGTAAGGTGTCAAGCATGGCGAAGATGACGACTACGGCCCCCGTTCCTAGGACGGGGGCCGTAGCCTCAACAGGAAGGAAGGATCATGAATGACCGCCGAGACCACCGTATCACCGAAGTCCCCTCGGTGGCCTCCATCCTGTTCACGGCCACGCTGGGTGTGGTAACCATGTGCGGGACCTTCTGGATTCTGACCGCTGAGGTATTCGACGGTCGCCACCTGGTGGGTTTCTTGGCGGGCCTGCTGGCTAGCGGGACCCTGTTCGGGAAGGCCATCGACCGGGCCGGCCGGCGCGGCATGGCGCGGTTGATGGCGCTCTGGGATGCTGAGGAGATCGCGCGCAACACGGGCACGTGGACCGACCCGGAAGGTCGGACCATCCTGATCCGGTACTGCCCGAGCGCGAACCACTACCACGTCACGGGCAGCCTGGCTGTTGGCTGGGACCTCCAGGGAGAGGTCTGGCCGGACCAGGCCACCTTGACTCATGTGATCACTGAGTTTGAGCGTGACGGGTACGTCCCGGCCAACGATGCGCCCACCCGCTCGATCCGGGCGCGGTTAATGGTTCCGGGCTGGGACCGGATCGCGCGTTCGGGCTGGGGGGATGCTTGGTCATGAGCCGGTACACGCTTCGACAGCGGGACCTAAACCAGGCGGAATGCACGCCTACCGGCCCACTCCAGGCGATAGAACTTCCCACCCGGACCCGGTGCCTGACGTGTGAGTGCGTCCTGCTTCTCACCTGGACCAAAGACGGCACCGATTACCACTGGTTGGATGAGGAGGGAAGGAGGGTTGGGGGCCGGCCCCCGCACGGGTTCCCGAGCGGGTACCACGTCCTGAATCACTTGTCCCGACCGGGTGCCAGCGACCGGGAGATGGCCGCGTACTCCCGGATCAGCGCGGCCAAGGCGTTGGGGGCGATGTGGCCGTGGGAGCACCTGCACGTGCCGGCACCGACGCCACCCAACACGCTCCCGGTGCCGGAGTGCTGCGGTTCCCCGATGCAAGCCACTCGGGACGGTTGGCTGTGCCGGGTGGCGCGCCGCTCCGTGGTCCCGTACGGGGGCCGGTCATGAGCGCCGGGTACCTGCGAAAGTGCGCGGGCAAGCGCCGGCACCCCACCAGACAGGCCGCCGAGGCCCACCGCCGCCAGATGGTCCGCTCGGGCCGGTGGCGCCTGGATCAGACCAACACGTACCGGTGCCTTCAGTGCGGGAGCTTCCATGCTGGCCATATCGGGTCCAGCAACCGGGGGAAGCGATGAGACAGCTCGGAGCGGACCCGGACATGCCGGAAGTGAGCCTGTGATACCCCGATGGCCGGAAGAATCCTCCGGCCATCGGGCATCGTGCTTGAAGTGCCACCCATCCCGTACCCTGGGTGTCATGCTTGATCCAGTGATCCTGGTGGTCTACGCCCTGGCCGTGGCCCGTGTGACCGGCCTGGTGACCCTGGACACGATCACCGAGGACCTCCGGGACCGCGCCATCGATTGGCTGGACGATCGACCCCGAACCCTGGGCGCGTTCGTGGCCAAGCTGATCACCTGTCCGTGGTGTACCGGGGTGTGGGTCTCGATGGCCGCCGCTCCCCTGGCCTGGTTCTGGGGGGACCACCCTCTCCTCCTGATTCCCGCGATGGCCCTGGCCCTGGCCCAGGTGGCCGGGATGATCTCGAACATGGGGAGGTAAGCCGTGGCCCTGAAACGCCCCCGGATCAAGGACAAGGGCCACCGAGCGTTGGCCGGCGCCACCGCCATGATCCCGCTGGATCAGTCCAGCTCCTGGAAGACCTGGAAATTTGGGAACAGAGATTGGCAGGTCGAAGCCTGGCGCCTGTACGACATCGTCCCCGAGCATCGGTTCCTGGCCAACTGGATCGGAGACTCGGTGTCCCAGGCCAGGTTGTTCGTCACCGAGGTGGGCGAGACCGGGGAGGAGACCGGGGAGGTCGCCGATCCGCGCATCGCGCGCCTGGCCGCCGTGCCGCTCGGGACCGGCGCCCAGCGAGACGATAACCTCCGGCTGGCTGGGGTGGACCTGGCCGTGGGTGGGGAGTGCTGGATCGTCGGCGAGGGGGCCGCCGAAGACCCCGAGAACGCCGAAGGCTCCTGGTTCGTGGTCACCGGGTCCGCCTTCAAGCGCCAGGGTAATGACGTGATCGTGCGCCGACCGAAGAACCGGGGAGGGGACGAGCTTCAGCTACGTGACGGGGTGGACATTCTGGTCCGGTGTTGGCGCCCCCATCCCAACGACGTGGACCAGGCCGACTCTCCCACCCGGGCCGCCATCGTGCCACTTCGGGAGATCGAGCTTCTGACCAAGCGGGAGTTTGCCGAGCTGGACTCCCGGTTGACCGGCGCTGGGTTCTGGTTCCTGCCCGAGGGGATCGATTTCCCCCGGGGTGAAGATGACCCTGAGGGTTTGGCCGGGTTCATGGCCTACATGCAAAGGGCCGTGGCCGCTTCGATGCGGGACCAGTCTAGCGCCAGGGCCATGGTCCCGATCATGGCTACTGTCCCGGACCAGTTCCTTGAGCACCTGGACAAGCTCCGGCCCATCACGTTCTGGTCCGAGCTGTCTGCCGAGATCACCGTGATGAAGGAGAAGGCGATCGGGCGCGTGGCCTCGGCCTTCGAGATCCCGAACGAAATCCTGATCGGGATGAGCACGGCCAATCACTGGTGTAAGCCCGGTGAGACCGAGGCGTTGACGCCGGACGGTTGGCGCTCGGACATCCAGGTGGGTGACACCGTGCTTACGCTGGATCACGAGACTGGTACCGCTCGGTGGTCCCCGGTGCTGGACCTCTACCGGGCACCGGTAGTCAACGAACCGATGCTCACTGTTGAGCTATCCAGCGGTCATGGTGGCAAGCGATTCGAGGTGACGGGCACTCCGGACCACCGCTATCCCATCATCCGCGATGGGAAACGTCTGATAGTTCGTGGATACGAGCTTGAGCCGGGTGACGTGTTGATCCGGGGGGCGGTTGCCCCCGCTCCGGAAACACCTGTCTTCTCGGACGACTTGGTTCGCTTGGTCGCCTGGTACTCCGCTGATGGGACGTTGACGGGCACCGAACAGCACCCTGGCCAGATCCGGATCGCCAAGAGTTGGCGTAGGAACCCGGGTGCCACCGCCCGTATGGTCGCCGCCTTGACTGGAGTTTTCGGACCTCCCCGCGAGTCGATGCTTCCGGGGACAGGTCCAGCCTGGCGGATGGAGTGGCAGGAACGCGGCATGATGGTCGCGGTGCTGAACGCCGCCGCTCGAGACGTGCTGTTGGGCATCGTGCCGGGCAAGTCCAAGGTCATTCCCCGTTCGTTCGTGGACAAGCTAACCAGCGCGCAGCGAGAAGTCTTCCTGGCTGCGTGGATGGACTCGGACGGTGAACGCGGTCGAACCTTGCTCCAGCGAGAGGCAGCACGGCTGGATGCTGTGGAGTACGCGGCGATCCTGTCCGGCCGACCGGTGCGCCGGTTCACTCGCGAGTCGAGCGGATTCAAGGCCGGGACGATGCACGGCCTGTCTATCGGGTCGGTTCCCACGGCCGTAGTGATGGGAGTACGCGAAACCCGGTATACCGGTGAAGTGTGGTGCCCGGTCACCGAAACCGGGACTTGGCTAGCCCGGGAGCCCGGTGGTTGGACGGAGTACACCGGTAACACCGCGTGGGCGATCTCCGAGGAAGGCATCAAGCGGATCAAGCCCTACCTGGCATACATCGCCGACGCGCTCACCCGAGGGTTCCTCCGGCCGGCGCTGACCAAGATGGGGGTCACCAACCCCGAGCGTTACGCCTTCTCCTTTGACGTGAGTCCGTTGGCTGCCCGTCCGAACCGGCTCGATGAAGCGCTCCGCCTCCACGAGCGCTTCCTGATCTCCGATGAGGAGGCCGTGAAGGCTGGCGCCTTCAGCTTGGACCAGATGCCTAGCAAGGAGGAGCGCGCTCGGATGATCGTCCTCCGGGCCGTGGCTCAGGCCCCCAACCTGTTGTCCGATCCGGGGATCCAGGCCATCCTCGGGATCTCCGGTCTGTCTACCATCTCGGTATCGGGCCGCCGACCCGGAATTGCTCCAGGTGAGGAGGACGAAGAAACTGGGAACGATATCCCGGACACCTTGGACGATGGCCCATCCGAGGAAGAGCCCAGGCCTGGCTCGAATCGAGCGCTGACCGCCGCGCTGGATCGACGGTCAGCGCGTGCCATCGAGGCCCGTCTGAACGACCGGATAGCCGAGATCGCCATGACGGCCCGGCCCACCCCGCCACCGAGCCCCCAGCACGTGTTTAACGCCGCCTCGAAGTTGATCGTCCTTCGGGCGTTGGAGCTGGCCGGGGGCCGGCTGACCACCCCGGCCGAGCGCCGGGGCCGGTGGGCCGAAGTCCCCCGTCACGAGCTGCACGTCCGGGTAGGACCGATCACCCCGGACAAGGCCGTCAAGGTCACCGAGGGGGCCTGGGACCACCTTCCCGAGGTGGCCCGAGACCTGGGGGTGGACGCTGAAGACTTTGGCCGGTTGCTGCGTGGGTACGTGTTCGAGCTGCTGACCCGGGGCATGGCCCACCACGATGACCTGTTGTACGCCGCGTTGTCCATCGCCAACCGGGGTCGAGGCCTGAAACCCGATCCGGTAGAGGTGCCAGCGTGACTCAACCAGTCTGGGATGGGGATGGTCGGGACCCGTGGCTCCCGGCCCGGTTGGATGCCCGGATCAACGCCGGGGCCGCTGAGCGCTCGATCCGGCGCGCGTTCTGGGCCGCCCTGGCCGGCTGGCTGGTGGAGACCGCCCGCCGCGTGCTCCGGGGCCAGCGCCCGGACCTGGAGGCGATCTGGGCTCGGGTTCCCGCCTGGGCCGCCGCCGTAGACCAGGTGATCCGGGGTGCGATCCGGCCAGCTATGGCCTCGGGATATGCCCGGTTGCTCGGAGAGGGTTTCCCGTGGGATCAACGCCCGTTCGCCTCGGCCTACCTGGCCGAGGTCCGGAATCGGTTGGTTCGTATCCCTGATGAGGTCTATGACCTGGTAGCTGGACAGGTTGCCCAGGGGGTAAACCTTGGGGAGGGCATTCCCGAGATCGCACGCCGGGTTGACAACGTTCTGTCAACCACGGCCAGCGAACGGTGGCCCAACCGCGCCACCGTGGTAGCTCGGACCGAGGCGATCGGTGCGCTGAACGCCGGGAGGTATGACGCCTTCCGGGTCGTGGCTGAGGAGACCGGGGACGAGTTCGAGAAGGTCTGGTTGGCTACCACGGACAGCCGGACCAGGCCTAGCCACGCCGAAGCCGATGGCCAGCGGGTTCCGGTGACCGAACCGTTCATGGTGGGCGGGTTTGCGCTGGAGTTCCCGGGGGACCCGAACGGGCCGGCCCAGGAGGTGATCCAGTGTGTTCCTTGGCAGACTCGGGTTCAGTACCCGTCAGTACGTGCCATCTTCCGACGTTGGTACGAGGGCGAGATGGTCACGATCCACCTTGCCGGAGGCGACCATCTCACCATTACCCCGAACCACCCGGTACTGAGGGGGGATGGGGCTTGGGTCCCCGCTCATCTCCTCCAAGAAGGCGACCACTGCGTCCGCGCTACCCCTCTCGGGCAGTTTGCGGGACAACCAAACGAAGATCGTAGACCACCCGAGATCGGCGATGTCCATCATGCGGCGAGCTTGACGGCCATGCCGCAACGGATACCCCTCACCCCACCAGACCTCCACGGCGACAGGCCAAACGGCGATGTCGAGGTTGTACCCGTATACGGGGACCTGGCATTCAACGGGCAGCCCGCGAGCGATCAAGAGGTCTACCAGTTCGGGCTCACCCTTGCCGATAAGGCGCGTACGACTTCTCGCGCTGTTAACCGTGGCTTGAGCGCGGTCCGGTCTCCGGGCCTTACCTTCAAACTCGATCCGGGTACGTCGGGCCGCGTTAGCGGCGGAAGTCAACTTACGGCGCTCTTGGACCGTCAAGTTGGCCATCCGGAGGCGGTTGGCCTCGCTGGCGCCTCGAATCGGCAGGCCCAGGGAAGCCAAGCGCCGCTGGATGACTGGGCGGCTAACGTTCAAATCTCTGGCCATCTTCAGGACACTGTGCCCTTGTTCGTAACGTTGGCGAAGATCGTCAAGGTCGAGCGCTATGCGTTTCATGGGCACGTCTTCAATCTGGATACCGGGGCAGGATGGTACATCGCCAATGGTATCACGATTAAGAATTGCCGATGCACGATGCTCCTGGTAGAGCCCGGGGAGTTCATCGACATGAGCAACCGCCAGTTCCTGGGCGGGGCGTAGTCTGGACTGACCAAGGAGGTTAACGATCATGGGTACCAGGTTCCGGGCGATGCTCGCCCCGATCGGCGTGAGCACCGGGGACGGGCGCCGGTTTGCTCCCGGTTCGATCACCGCCGCCCCCACCCCGTTCCCGCTCGAGTGGGCCAGGGAGCGGGACGTCGGTCACGATGGCGCGGTTGTCGTCGGCGCGGTTCACTCCGTGGAGATCACCAATGACGCCGTTTGGGCTGAGGGTGAGTTCTTCGATGACGTGGATCGGGAGGAAATGCCGCGCCTGGCCGAAGACGTGGCCGAGGCCATGAAGCTGGTCTCGGAGGGGGTCCTGGGTCCATCGGTGGACCTGGACGAGTTCCAGGGGGTCCCGGTCCGGGAAGGTACGGACATCGAGCTGGAGCCGGACGACTGGGACGACCCGGATCTGAAGGTGGAGCTTCTGATCACCGAGGGCCGGATTCGGGCTGCCACGCTGGTGAGCATCCCCGCGTACGTGGAGACCGTCCGGCCACTGGAGCTGCTGGACCCGGATAAGGATGAGTTCGCCACCCGGGTCGCCGCCAAGCTGGCCGCTGAGACCGGAACCGAGCCTGAGCCCACCGAGCCTGCTCCCCGGATCACCGTGGAGCAGCGGGCCGCGTTGGTGGCCTCGGTGGCCCTGCCGGACCCGACCTTCTTCGACCGTCCCGAGCTGGATGGCCCCACCCCGGTCACGGTGGACTGGGAGACTGGCCGGATCTTCGGGCACATCGCTACGTGGGGGACCTGTCACGCCGGGTTCCCGGACGTGTGCATCACCCCGCCGAAGAACCCGCGCGAGGACGGGGAGTACGCCTGGTTCCACCGCTTCCCGGTCGACACTTCGGAGGGGGTGGTCTGGGCCGGCCGGCTGACCGCTGGGGGCCGGCATCCGAGCCTGAACTTGACCGCTTCGGCCACCATGAGTGCCTACGACGGGAAGACCGTGGCCGCGTACGTGCGGGCCGGGGAAGACGAGCACGGGATCTGGATCTCGGGCGTGGTGAATCCGGACCTGGACGAGAAGACCAAGCGGATTCTGTCGCGCCGGAAGGTGTCCGGGGACTGGCGGGAGACGTCGGACGGGCTGAGCCTGGTGGAGCTGTTGGCGCTCTCACCCGGCCCCCGGTTGTACTCCGAGCCTGGTTTCCCGGTGGCCACCCGGTCCCAGGGTGGGCGCCAGGTGGCGCTCACGGCCGCACTCGGGCCGTCCCCGGACGATGAGCCGCGCCGGGAGCTGTTCGCCAAGATCAGCGCTGAGGTGGCGGCTCAGTTGCGCGCCGAGCGGGCCGCTGAGGAGGAGCGCCAGGCACGGCGTGCCGAGCTGGCCGCTGCCCTGGAGGCCGACCGTGCCAACCGGGCCGCGCCGGTACGTGCCGAGCTGGTCGAGATGCTGGAGGGCTGAACGATGGGTTGTAACTGTGGGGGCAAGAAGCGGGAGAGCTACGTGGTCCAGCTTCCCGGAGGGCTGCGGATCACCAAGACCTCCCGGGCCGCCGCGCTGGCGTTCGCGGCCAAGCATCCGGGCGCTAAGGTCATCAAGGGCTGAAGGCATGAGGAAGGCCCCGGACCGGAGTCCGGGGCCGGGGCCGGGGCCGATCAGGCCACGTACAGCTCTCGTACGGCGATCGGGCCCCGGCCCATCGGGGCCGCCGCCATCACCTGGTGGTTGCCGGTCCGGTTGACCCTCACCCGGTAGGCCAGGCCCGAGTCGTCCATGACCACCCAGAAGTACACCGCCTCTAGTGCGTCATCCCGGTTGGTCCGGAAGAACTCCTTACCCTGGCGCCGGGCCTCGAACAGCCCGATGACCTTACCGCCGGCCGCCAGGTAGTCCCCGAAGCCCGCGATGTCCGCCGGGTACTCCTTGATGTCGCCCGCCACCTGGACCTTGATCGTGGCCTCCATCGGAGTGCCACCCCCTTCCGGGTCGGGGGGCCGGCCTTTCCGGCCCCGGTGAGAACTACTTTACAGTCATGACGTTTAAGTGTCAACTCGGGTCGGTGTGAGCTACTTCACAGGCATGAGGAAGTCCCCCGGTCAGGGGACCAGGGGCCTTCGGGGGAAGGGGATCACGCGAACGGGTCCGGCTCGGGAGCCGGGAACAGGTCGAACGGGTCCGCTACTTGGTAGGCCAGGGGAAGCCGGCCCGAGCGCCGGGCCTCGGCCGCCTTCCGGTTGTCCTCGATGATCCGGCGCTGGGCCGGGGTTAGCGGTGGGGCCGGCTTACGGTGGTGGTGCATCCCCAGCGGTCCTCGAGCCCGTCCGGTCTTCGTCAAGCGCGTCTGCGTCATACCCACAACTATACAGGCATGGCGGCTAGGTGTCAAGCCCGGACACGACGGAACCCCCTGGGACTACAAGCGCTTCACCCAAAGAATTTCCGTACGAACCGCAGCTTTCTCGACCTTGGGCGGCTTTATACGGACCTTATCCCACCCGTGTCGCAGGCGTTCACTATACAGCTTGCTCTCGTAGCCACTTAGCACCACTGGCCCTGGATGCGCCGCGAGAACCTCAAGCATCTCGATATGCTCTTCCTCGGTCATTTCATGGCTGTACATTTTCTGGGTCCGCGTCGATAGAAGGTACGGCGGGTCAGCGTAGATGAGACAATCTTTGGCAGCGAAACGCTTCATGACCTCTATCGCGGGCCGGTTCTCAATTTCAGCATCAGCAAGTCGCCAAGCCAATTCAGCCAATTCCGCTGGAACCCGTTGCCAGCGAACCGACATTCCGCGTGCGCGCTGACGAACGCCTCGATTCTTCCAGCCAGTCTTATTAGCGAGGTTGCTTGCGTGTGCTTGCCAAACGCGGACAACAAACCGGCGAGCATCTTCGAGTGGGTCGCCAGTTTGTATATTCGATATTTCGTATTCTTCTCTCGACCAAGGCGTTGTCTCTAGCGCCCAACAAAGGTCTTCGGTCCTATCCCGCAAGACGCGGAAGAAGTTTATTAGGGCGCTGTTGGTGTCGTTTATTACCTCATGGGGGGACGGCTTCTTGGTGAAGAAGACCGCGCCACTGCCGAAGTAGGGCTCGACGTAGTGATAGTGCTCGTCAAAGTGGCTTACGATCTTCTGCGCAATGGACCATTTTGATCCCGGGTAGCGCAAAGCCGCACTTCGCTGCAACTTCATGCTATCTCCTGATGACTTGCTGGTTGAAGGGCAGTACAGCTGCCCTTAGCGGCCGGGTTTGCTGTGGAGTTTTCAACTTGCCCTTGCGCCCACAACTATACAGGCATGATGGGTAGGTGTCGAGTTCCGGGCCACGGTCGCGTCCTACGTCACAGCTATGACGTTTAAGCGTCATGATCCGGGGCACCCGGTGCGAGATGTCCGGCACATGCGCTACGCTGGTGCTCAAACGTACCGGTGTCAGCTTTTCGGATCGGCCGGGCGTGCGTAACGTGAAGGACTTAATACGATGGGATACGAGTTCCCGTTCGAGGTGCCGGCTGACCTGTCCGCCGTCACTGACGAGGCCCTGGCCGAGCTGTCCACGCGCGTTCGTGAGCACGCTCAGACTCTTCTCGGCCAGGATGACGCCGATCCCGAGGCCCTGGTGGCCACCCGGGACTTGTTCCACTCCGTGATCGCCGAGACCAACCGGCGCGCTACCGCCAATAAGGCCCGGGGGGACCTGACCGCCGCTCTGGACACCCCGCCCGCTCCGGTCCCCGAGCCCGCTCCGGCCCCCGAGCCCGTTCCGGCCGACCCGGCGCCGGCTTCGGTGACCGCCAGCGCCGGAGGGACGACCAGCACGCTGGACACCCCGCCGGCCGAGATCATCCCGGCTTCGGTCATCATGACCACCGCCAGCGACGTTCCCGGGTTCAACTCCGGGATGCAGCTGGAGAGCTTCGACCAGGCCGCCGAGGCCATCAGTAACCGTCTCGACACCTACAGCCAGGGGGGTGGGGCCAAGCGCCAGACTGCTGCACGCAGGGTGGGCAAGCACCAGTTCCTCACCCGGCCCGGCCACAGCGCGGTCCGGCACGGTGCCGTGATGTTCCGCCGGGAGTTCCCCGAGGACCTCCGTATCCGGGAGGGCGCTTCCAACCCGCTGGCGGTCCTGGACCACGCGGCCAATGAGCGCCGGCTTCCGGGTGGCTCCCTGGTGGAATCGGCCCGGCGCCAGGTGGAGGCCGGGAAGGCCTTGACCGCCGCCGTGGGATGGTGCGCTCCCTCCGAGGTCATCTACGACCTGTGTGAGCTGGAGACCGTGGACGGCCTCCTGGATCTCCCCGAGGTTCAGGCCGCGCGTGGTGGTTTCCAGGTCCCGTCCGGGGGCGGCCCTGACTTCTCGGTGATCTGGGACGGCCTCGGCAACGAGGGGGACGTGACCCTCACCGAGTACGACATCGAGAACGGGACCGAGAAGGTCTGTCTGGAGATCCCGTGCCCTGAGTTTGAGGATGTCCGGCTTGGCGTGGCGTATGCCTGCCTGACCGGCTCCCTCCTCCAGCGCCGGGGATACCCCGAGGTGATTCAAAGGTTTGCCAGGGGAGCCATGGTGGCCTTGGCGCACAAGATCAACGAGGCCGTGATCTCCCAGATCGTGGCCGCCAGCACGGGCCCCACGGTGATCCCGACCGTTCCTGGCAACGATGACGATGCGTCGCGCATCCTCAGCGCGGTGGAACTGGCCATCGAGGACACCAAGTACCGGAACCGGATGGCTCGGGCCGCCACGCTGGAGGTTGTCCTTCCCGCGTGGACCCTGGCCGTGATCCGGGCCTCCCTGGCGCGCCGGACTGGGGTCCCGAGCTGGGCCGTCACCGACGCCCAGATCCTGGAGGCGTTCGCGGTCCGCAAGGCTGTTCCGCGCTTCGTCTACGACTGGCAGGACGCTTTCTCGGGCCTGGTGGGCGGTCCGGGTGGAGACACCCCGATCACCGCCTTCCCGGACGACCTCCAGTTCCTGGTCTACCCGGCCGGGACCTGGATCAAGGCAGTCCGGGACGTCGTGAACCTGGACACCATCTACGACAACGCCCTTCTCACTTCTAACCAGTACACCGCGCTGTTCGCGGAGGACGGGTTCGCGGCGATCCAGATGTGCCCGGACTCCCGGCTGTACCAGGTGGCCGTGGACCCCGCTGACGTGATCGCCTGCTGCGCTGGCGGGGACAGCTAAGGCTCGGACAGGACAGTGACCGAGCGCGACGACAGGAGGAGGTGAGCAGGCCGTGGGTATCGTTCCCGGTCAATTGACCAGCGCGCCGGAACCGCTCCGGCGCCGGTACGGCCTGTTCACTGCTGCTTCGGGGCCGGTTGACCTCCCCCTCCCCCACGGGCGTGGGGGAGGGGTGAGGTTCATCCCGGTCACGTGCGGGGAAGCTCACCCGTACCCGATCGGGTGCTATGACGGGCTGGTAGAGGTCCCGGAAGATGGAAAGCCCGTCGATGACCCGGACCACGAGTTCGAGACTGGCGTGTTCGCGGTGGTCGCCTCGGAGGAGTGCGGCTCGGTGGGCTTCACCGCCCCCGAGTTCGAGGCCAAGGTTCGGCGCCGGCTGGAAAACGGGGAGCAGGGAGCTGCTGAGCTGGCCCTGTGGACTGGCCTTGACCCGGACGGGAACGCGCTGGGCATCCCTCACCTGGCCGAGACCGCTGATGATCTGACCGTGGACTCTCTGGACATCCGCTCGGTGGTGGCGGGCCTGGAGGATTGGGCCTACCGGGTCCAGGGGTACGGGCACGTGGCCTACATTCACGCCCCGGTGTCCGTGGCCGCCTGGGCCGCCGATGCGGGCCTGGTGATTCAGGACGGGCCGTTGAAGGTAACCCCGTACGGTTCGGTCTGGATTTTCGGCGGCGGCTACCCGGGTACCGGCGCGTCCGGTGCCCCGGCCCCTGATGGTGGGGCCTATCTCCACGTGACCGGCCAGGTCCAGGTCTGGCGTGCGCCGGACCCCGTGGTCTACCCGGCCAATCAGACCATGAACCGGACCACGAACCAGCGCCTCCTCATCGCCGAACGTGAGTACGCGATTAGTTTCGACTGTATGAACGGCCGTGCATTGTTCGATCCCCTGGGAGGGGTGTCCTGAATGGCTAACCTGCTATGTGCGAAGCCTCTCCAGGGGGAAACCCTTCGGGTGACCCGCCTGGACGAGTGCGGTTATCCTGCGTTCGGGGAGTGCGCGTTCGGAGTCTCGGACGGGTTCGTCCAGGCCGTGCTCACGCCGAACATCGAGGAAGGGGAACGGTTCTTGCAGCGCAACGCCGCTGGCCGCGCGCTGGTGAACCAGCGTTCCCGCCCCATCCTGAACTGGTACGACGTATCGATCCAGTTCCAGGAGGTAGACCCCGAGCTGTTCACCATCCTGACCGGGCTCCAGCCCTACGAGGATGACCAGGGAAACGTCATCGGCTTTCCGGTCACCGAGGAACACTACGCTACGGCGAACTTCGCGCTGGAGCTGTGGATGGGCAACGCTGAGGAGGAGTGCCCGCCGGAAGGTGAACCACTTCCCTACTACGGGTACAACCTCCTGCCCTGGGTGGTGGAGGGTGCGTTGGCGGATAACATCACCATCGCCAACCAGCTGATCACGTTCACCGTGACAGGCCGGACCCGCAAGGGAACCCCATGGGGTGTCGGGCCGTACGACGTGGTTCGGGACATGGACGGGAACCCGTCCCCGCTGTTCTCGCCTATCCCGCCCGACACCCACCACCTTCCGATTTGGACCCAGTTGGCGCCACCTGAGCCCGAGTGTGGTTGCCAGAGTTTGTCGAGCTAAGCCAGACGGACACAGGCCCGGCAGGGGGAAGCTCCCGCCGGGCCTGTGCCGTACCCTGGGGGATAGGAGGTGAGGCCCGATGCCGGCCCCTTGTGACTGGGACATCGACCCGGCCGCGCTCGGGGTGTGCCCGAGCTGGGCTGACCTCCCCGAGCCGGTCCAGGCCGCCGCGCTGGAGCTAGCTATCACGTTCCTGTGGGCCAACACCGGGCGCCAGTACGGATTGTGTCCGGTCACGGTCCGGCCGGCCCAGGACCGCTACAAAGATCCCGCGTACCGGGCGTACCCGGTCTGGCCGGGCCAGGACCCGGCCGTCACCGCCCCCATGCCCTTCCTGTTCGGGGGGGTGTGGCGTAACTGTGGGTGTGGCGCGCGCTGTTGCTGCCGACCAAAGTGCGCCGTGGCCCTCCGGGGACCGGTCGCCTCGGTGCTCGAGGTCCTGGTCAACGGCCAGGAGGTGAGCCCGGATGCCTACCGGGTGGACGTGACCGAGGGGACGTACTGGCTGGTCCGGCTGGACGGGAAGTGCTGGCCCACGTGTCAGGACTTCCAGGACGCTGAGGATGCCGCCGGAGCGTTCGTGGTCAGCTACGAGCGGGGCCGGGAGATCCCCCAGGCCCTGAAGGTAGCCGCCGCCATCCTCGCGTGCGAGTACTCCAAGGGGATGACCGGGGGGAACTGTCGTCTCCCGGCCAAGATGACCCGGCTCTCCCGCCAGGGGGTGGAGGTAGAGGTGGAGCCCGCCAATCCGGACGAGGGCCTGACCGGGATCACCGAGGTGGACGCCGTGATCCGGGCGCTGAACCCGTCCCGGCGCGCTCGGCCCCCGGTGCTGTTGAGCCCGGACCTTCCCGAGTCGTGCGACCGGATGACCGTGGTTGGGCCTGGGGGGTCCTGATGATCGCCGATCCGCTGGTTATGCCGCTGGCCCGGGAACTCCTGGACTGCCTGGAGGTCGAGGTGGCCAAGGTGGCTGATCCCCCGGCCCACGTCGGGCTGCGCCCCGGGACCGTGGTGGACCACCTGATATCGCTCAATGACGATGAATGCTGTGAAGGGCTGGCCTGGGTGCGGCCGGCCGGGTTCTACCCCAGCTCCTCCACCTTCCCGGCCCAGGATGAGGTCCCGCTGAAGACCGGCATCCGGGCCTGGGCCGTGACGCTGGAGATGGGCGTGGTCCGGTGCGCTCCCACCCCGGGACCGAGCGGTGTCCCGAGTTCGGCCCAGTGGGACGCCGTTACCCAGGCCGTGATGGATGATGCCGCCGCCATGCGCCGGGCGCTGTGTTGCTTCATCGACGCGAAACAGTCGCGTCGGGGCCGCACGCTGGCGGGCCTGTGGCAACCCCTGTCGGTCCAAGGCGGGTGTGTGGGCGGGGTGCTCCCCGTGACCGTGCTCGGGCCAGCCTGTGACTGCCCGGACGCTGGGGAGAACGGCTCCAGCTAGGCTGGCCTCATGGCCAGGGTGAGCTTGCACCTCAATCAGGCCGCGCTTCACCAGGTGGGCATGAAGCGCGCCAGGATGCTGATCAACAAGGTCACCCGGCAGATCCTCAACCGGTCAGCGGTCCTGTGTCCCGTGGATACCGGGCGCCTTCGGGCCTCGGGCTCGATGCGGATAGCCGAACGGGGTAGCGCCGTGGTGGGCCAGGTGGAGTACACCGCTGACTATGCCGCCGCTGTCCACAACGGCACCCGGCCGCGTGTCATCGTGCCCCGGCGTGGCCGGTATCTGCGCTTCCAAGTGGGGGACCGCACGGTCTACGCGCGCCGCGTCAATCACCCCGGCACACCAGCGCGCCCGTACCTGGCTACCGCGCTGGTTGAGGTGGCCGGCCGCGCCGGGTTCACCGTGTCCGTCGGCCGAAATGTCACCTCACTCGGTGGTACCGTGGCATCATGACCGAACAAGAGGTCGCCGATCAGGACCGGCCGATGGTGGAGGAGATCGAGTTTCAGGGTCGGACCCTGAAGATCAGGGCTCCCAAGCCGGAACAGGTCCTCATCTGGCAACGGACCGTAAAGCACCTGGAGTCCGCCAACCTGTCCGATTGGAACGGGGAACAGGTCCTTGGCGCGCTGGAGCGCGCCCGGATGATCATCGATTCCCTTCTGTACGATCCGGCCGATATCTCCTGGCTCGATGACGAGATGCTGGCCGGTCGGGTGGGCCTGAAGGAAGCCTCGGGGATCATCATCGAGGCCATGAAGCGGATGACCGGTCAGGACAACCGCGCCCAGCGCCGGGGCGCCCCCAAGAAGGCCCCCGCGCGCCGGAAGGCGCCGGAAGAGGCCGCCGCGCCGGCCAAGAAGACCAGCGGGAGGAAGTAGGCCGTGGACGTGGACCCGGCCGCGTCCTTGCGGATCTGGGCCGTGGAGTTCGAGTTGGGGGGCCGGACCTTCGAGGTTCCGGCCCTCCCGGCTGCTGACTGGCTCCCCCTCCTCCTGGAGGGAGATCCGCTGGCCGTGCTGGACCTGGGGGACCTGGGCGAGATAGACGAGATGATCCTGGGCGGGGAGATCACCTCGGAGGAGCTGGGTAAGGCCCTGACCTCGGTGATCGAACAGGCCACCGGCCGGTCCTTCCACGCTGCCCTGGTCCTGGCCCAGGTGGCCAAGATGCAATGGCCGATCATCGGGGGAGACCTGGTACGCCGAGGGATGCGCTTCGATCAGGTCTCGATCGGTGCCGCGTTGGACGCCATCCACGCGACCATTTTGGGCCTGTTGAAACCCGAGGCTGCTGAAAAGTTCCAGGCCCTCCTTGACAGTGAAGTGTCACCCGGGGGGAAGATCAGGCCCAACCGAGCCAAGGCCATGGCGGACTTCGAGGACATGGCCGGGCCTAAGCCGCCGCCTGTGAAAGCCACCGCCGGGCTGTCCGGAGGTGGACGCCCCAGAACTCGGCCACGGCCCCTGCCGCCCCGCCAGGCCGCCCGGTAGCGCGCGCCCAGGCTGCTACCCGGGCCACCCGCTGGAAGTGGTCCTTCGGCCAGCTACGCATGCCTCTAGGACGGGGCCGGGCCAACATCCGGTATTGTGTCTCCCCCTCCCCCTTCAGCGCGCTAGCGGCCACGTGGGTTACCTGGCGTAGGGGGATCTGATTTATCACCGTGGACGTGATTGGCCGGTCCTCCCGAGCTTCGATGTTCAGGGCCACCAGCGTCGGCCGGCCGTGAGCCCAGGAGATCCGGACCCGGACTGTCCAGGGCCAGCTCGGATCATCGAGGACCACCTCATTTCCCAGGTTCGAGAGCTGGGCTCGGGACAAGTCCATACGGCCATCGTACGTGAGATGCCACCCTGTCACAGGGTGCGGTGGCATCTCGGGCACCCGTTACGCTGGTCAGCGTGGATGTCGGCTCCGCCAAGGTAGAAATCGTCGGCGACGTATCGAGGTTCGCCGGTGAAGTAGCCCGTGAGCTGAATAGCATCCTGGCCAGGATGCGGCTCCAGCCAGTTGAGGTGGATGGCGACTTCAAACGGGCCGAGGATGCGGCCAGTGATGCCGCTGACAGTATCGAGAAGGAATTCCAAGACGGGGCCGATAAGTCCGAGGATGCCCTGGCCGAGGTGGACGAGGATTTCCAGGAGCCCCGACAGAATGCCAGCCAGGCTGCTGATCAGATTGCCTCGGACTTCGAGAGCGCTGGAAGTCGGGCGCGCCGGGCGCTGAGCGGGGCCGCCAGGTTCATGGCCGGGGCCATCCTCGGGGTGACCGCCGCCGCCACCGCCGCCGCTGGCGCCATCGCGGCTATCTCCCTAACCCGAGGGTTCACCCGACTGGCGGACATTGAAGATGCTCAAGCCAAACTTCGGGGCCTTGGCCATGAGGCCGAAACTGTCGAGACGGTTATGAATAACGCCCTGGAAGCGGTCCAGGGGACCGCTTTCGGGCTGTCTGAAAGCGCCACGATCGCGGCCAGCCTAGTGGCCGCCGGGATCGGGCCAGGGGAGGACCTGGCCCGGACCCTGAAAGCCGTGGCGGATACGGCCACGATCGCGGGATCGGACCTCCGGGACATCGGGACAATCTTCACCCAGGTAGCCACCGCCGGCCGGCTGACCGGTGACGACCTGATGCAGCTTCAGGAGCGGGGTATCCCAGTTCTTCAGTTCCTGGCTGATCAGATGGGCATCACCGCTGATGCGGCCCGGGAGATGGTCTCCCGCGGGGAGGTGGATTTCGAGACTTTCCGGGCCGCGTTGGAGGCCAACATCGGCGGGGCCGCCCTGGAGAGTGGGACCACCACCCGGGGCGCTTTCAGCAACATGATGGCCGCCATCAGCCGGGTGGGTGCGAACCTCCTTAGTGGCGTCTTCCCGATGTTCAAAGAGGTGTTCACCGGGATCACTGAGTTTTTGGCTCCCATCGAAGACGTGGCCAAGAACGTCGGGGACGCGCTGGGGGCCGCGTTCGATGTGATCCGTGGAGGTGGCTCGGTCGGGGAGGCGTTCGCTACTTTCCGTGAGAACTTAAACCCCGAGCTGTTCCGGGAGATCACCTCCACCATTCGGGATCTGGTGACCAACGGGATTCAATTCCTGGGTGACAACGCCGGGGACATCGTGGGGATTCTCCTTGAACTCCGGTCCGCGATTTTCGACGCTGCCATCAATATGTTTATGGGCATCGTTGATGCGCTGCCCGAGGTGATCCCGCAAGTCATATCCGGCTTGGTCGATATGCTGACCACGCTGGTGGACACGATCGTGGGGGCCCTTCCCCGGGTGGTCGCCGCCGCCGGGTTTTTGGTTACTGGGCTGGTAGACGGGCTGGTGACCGCGCTACCTCAGATCATCCAGGGTGCGGTTCAGATCGTCACCACTCTGTTGACCGGCATCGTGGAGCTGCTCCCGATCATCATCGGGGCCGGTCTCCGGCTCATTGAGGGGATCGTGGAGGGCATCCTTACCGCTCTCCCCCAGATCCAGCTAGCGATCATCGAGATCCTTCCCCAGCTACTTACGGCCCTGGCCACGATGGCTCCGGACCTGTTGCTCTTGGGCGTACGCATCCTTACCAACATCGTCCAGGGGATCGGGGACTCCCTCCCGACCCTGATCGATACGGTCCAGAATGAGGTCATCCCCACCCTGATCCGGACTCTTCAGGATGAGGGTCCGGCCATGATCGAGGCCGGGGGAGCCGCACTCACCGAGTTCATGCAGGGCTGGTTGGACTCGGTGGACATCATCACCACGGTGATCACCGAGAACATCATCCCGGCCATCACCGGGATGTTCCAGGAGAATCCCGAGGTTATCGAGGCCGGGATCAACGTATTGATGACGTTGATTCAGGCGTGGCTCGACAACATCGAGATGATCACCGACTTCATCACCGACACCATGATCCCCTTGATGACCACGGTGATCGAGGAAAACCTACCGGCGCTCATCGATGCTGGTATCCAAATTCTGGAGGCCGTGATCCAAGGTCTGATTCAGGCCATGCCCCAGATCAACCAGGCCATCGTGGGCCAAATCATCCCCGCGATGTTCCAGGCGCTGATCACCGCGATCCCCGCGATGAACCGCGCCGGGACACAGCTCATCACCACCCTGATCAGCTCCCTGTGGTCCACCTGGCGCACCAAGTCCGGGGAGAACTTCAACCGGATCAAGAACGCCATCACCAACTTCTTCAGAAACGCCGGTCAGTGGCTACGGAACGCCGGGCGCCGGGTCATCGACGGTCTGATCGGCGGTATCCGGTCGAAGTTCGATGATGTCCGGAACACTCTGGGGAACCTGACTTCGATGCTCCCGGACTGGAAGGGTCCGGCCGAGCTGGACCGGCGCATCCTTCGAGACGCTGGACGCCAGGTCATGGAGGGCTTCCAGGCCGGTATCCAGGATGAGCGTGGGAATGTGGAGCGACTGCTTCGGGGGATCACGTCGGACATTGGCTCGATCGGCGTCTTCACCGGGCGGGTTCAGGGTGGCGACGGGGCCGGCCAGATGAGGGCGCCGTTCGCTCCCCAGATCACGGTGAACGTCTACGGCCAGGGCCGGGAGGCTGGCGAACAGGCCGCCGAAGCCATCCTGGAGCGCCTGGCACAATCGGTCCTGGTGAGGTAGACCCATGGCCACCATCACGACGCTACGACCCTCAGCCACCTCCTCCGGGGTCGGATGGACCGCGCAACCTTCCGGGACCCTCCACGGGGTCACCTCGGATGACAATGACGCCACCTACGCTGAGTGGAGCGGTTCCGGTTCGGCCATGATCCTGGCCACCCCCTTGGACTCCCCTCCCGTGGGTGAACGGCGCCACCTAGTCCGCGTCCGAGCTCGGGGGGAGGGTGGCTCGGCCTGGTGGGCGGTCCGGTTGGCTACCGGCCAGCTTGTGGCCGGGGCCTCGGCATCGTTTGGCGGTTCCCCTGAGACCGTGGCCGGTTCCTGGCAGGCTGGCGCGCCGGCCGATGGCCCCACCACCTTGTCCTGTTTCGTGGAAGGTCAGAGCGATAACGTCCGGATTATCGAGCTGTTTGTGGACGTGGACACCCGGGCCGCGCCCACCTTCACACCCCAGATCCTGGACGGGTCCGGCACCCCGACCACCACGATCACCGATACCGTTACCCCCACTGCCCGGGTAAGCGCGCTGAACCTCGATGGCCTGCCTGCGCGCCAGTACCGGTACTGGGTGACCGATGCTTCCTCGGCCATTGTCTGGGACACCGGAGTGGTCAGCGGGCCGGCCGTGGATCGACTGATCACACCCTTGGAGAACGGGACCTACACGCTCCACCAGCAGGTCTGGAGCACGCTCGGCACGAACACCGCCTACGCCTCGGTGATCGAGGAATTGACCTTCACGATGGCGGTAGGCGCGGTGCCCGCCCCGAACCCACCGGTCGTCACGCCGGAGGAGCCCTTCTTCCGGGTCCAAGTGTGTGCCCCGGACGTGAGCGGGTTCGATGACAGTCGAGGGTGGGTCCAGCTCCAGCGGGTGGACTGCCCACATGGCGGTTACCTTCACCTGCCCGGGTTATCCGGCTCCTACGCCTGGGCGCCGGATGCCGACCACTTGAACGTCACGGAGGACCTGGAGGTGACCGTCCTGGCCCAACGATTCGATGGCTGGCGCCCCCAGGGAAGGGACGAAACCCTGATCTCGAAATACCTCGTCACCGGAGACCAACGCTCCTGGCGCCTGAGCTTGGACTGGGACGGGGCCGACAACGGAAGCGGGGCCGATGAAGCGCGCGCCGGCCGCCCGTTCCTGGCCTGGAGCCCGGACGGTACGTTGGCCAGCCTGGTGACCGCGTTCGCCGATGAGCGCGCGCCGATCGACGCCCTGGGTCGAGTTCACCTCCGGGTCTTCCTGGACGTGGACAACGGCTCGGGAAACTGGGAGGTCACCTTCGAGACCATGGACGAGACGGGGGTCTGGCGCCAGCTCGGGAATGTGGTTACCGGGCCCGGACCTACATCAATTCACGCTAGCACCGCAGAGTTGGCCGTGGGGTCCTATTCTGGCGGGGTTTCCGAAAACTTCGAGGGCCGAATCCTCCGCGCCCAGGTCCGATCCGGGCGCACCGGCCCGGTTGTCGCCTCCCCCGACTTCACCGGGCACCCTCTGGGGACAACACAATTCGATGACGCCCAGGGCAACACGTGGACCGTGGCCGGAGGAGCCTCGATCCACAGTGATCAGCAGATCACCACCGTGGCCATTCTCGGCCCACTGGAGACCGACCAATGCGCGGAGTGGCTAGACTTTACCGTTCCACGTAACGAAGTGGGCCGAAACTGTGACCACCAGCCCGAACCGTGTTGCTCCTACTACCGAGCCCGCACCGTGGGCCGAGTGGAGGGCTCGATCCTGGTATCGAACTGGTCCGATGCCTTCAACCCTGGGGTTCCGGCGGGCGTGATCTTCGCGTGGCCTGGCACTGAAGCGTCAATCCCGTTCGGGTGGAGCCGGGTTACCGCGCTGGACAGTCGGTATCCCAAGGGAATCCCGACCGCCAGCACCCAACCGGGCAACACCGGGGGGAGTGCCACCCACTCCCACGCCACCCCGGGCCACACCCACACTCTGAACCACTCCCACTCCCAGAGCGCGGGTACCTCGGGAAGCTCCTCAGCTTCCCAGACCTTCGGAGGGTCCGGGTCCGGGGCCGGTACCACCCACACTCACGATCTACCCACCACGAACACCAGTGTCGCCAACATATCCAGCCAGAGCTCGGCACCGGGTACCTCCGCCGTCCCCAACGATCCGGCACGCCTGGAGGTGATATGGATCGAGTCCAATGGGAACCCGCTCGGGGTGCCAGATGGCGCGCTCGGCCTGTTCCCCGATATCGCGCCGGACGGATGGGACACCTACGCCGATGCCACTGGACGCTTCCTGAAGGGGGCCGCGCCGGGCGGGGACGGCGGCGCCACCGCCGCCAGTGAGCTGGACAACCACACCCACACCATTGACAGCCACACCCACGCCGGAACACCGCACACGCACACTTCCGCGAGCACTGGACCTCGGATCGGATCACTACCTGACAGTATTGGTGGATCTGGAAACCCCCGGGTGAGCAACGCTCACACCCACCCAGTCATCGTGCACTCGAGCACCACCGCCAGTCTTCAGTCCGCCTCGGGCGGTACCTCGGGTGCGGCCAGCCCGAACGACCCACCTTTCCGCAACCTCCGGGTACGCCAGAACACTTCGGGAAACCCTAGCTTGCCTTTGGGGATCATCGGCCTGTGGTTGGGTTCCTTGGGCACTATCCCGGACGGTTGGAAGCTGTGCGACGGAACCGACGGGACGCCGGACATGCTCGGACTCTACCCGCGTGGAGCTACGTCCAATATCGAAGGGACCGGTGGAGGGACCGCCGGCCACACCCACACCGGGGGCACCCATACCCACGGCACCACCGGACACTCCCATTCTCGGAGCATCGGAGTCGCCGCTCAGACTCAGAGTGCTCAGAGCGGATCGACCCCCTTCTTCAGCAACGCTCATACTCACGCGATCAGCAATACCGACAGCGCCACCCCGGAGGTGGGAAGTTCGGGAACTGGCACCCTGGCCAGCACTACCACTGAGCCCGCTCACCGGGAAGTGGCCTTTATCCAGTTCCAGGCTGAGCCCGAGCCACCGCCCGAGCCCGAGACTTTCTGTCTGGAGTGGTCCGAGGATGAGCACTTGATCCGGACCTACGGCCCCGACGGCCCCATGTACGTCCCGGTCTGGGGGATGTTTGAGTGGGAGGTGGAGAAGCCGTTCACCGCCGCTACCGGGGTGATGGGAAGCCGGTTTGTGAGCTCGGCTCCCCCCGGGGGCCGGAACCTCCGGATGGTCACGGCTGTGGAGTCCGAGGCCGAACTGGCTGCGCTCCGGGCGGTCCTGGCGCGACCGCTGGTCCTGATTTCCCCCTCGGATTCCACCGAGACCTGGGCCGTGCCAGTGGCCGAGTCGATCCGTGTGGTCAAGATTGGGCGCATCCGGGAGGTTCGGGCCGAATTCATCGCCACTGGCCCGGAACCGGAGCCACAGGTCGCGGACGTAGGAGTGTAGATGGCTGTCATTGATACGCTTCGGCCGATTTTCACTCGGAAGGCGGGGGGAGGAACCGCCGTACCCTCGGGGACCCTGGATGCGGTCACCGCAGACGACGATGACACCACGTACATCGCGTTCTCCGAAGTTGACTTCGGAGACATCTGGAATCTTCGGGTCGCCCCCCACACCCCACCGGCCAATCACCAGCGCCACCGGATTCGGGGCCGAATCCGCATCCGGACCGATGCCGGATCAGCGTTGGAATACATCGATGTGGGTCGGGGGGAATTTGACTTTATCGACTTCTCCACGGTCTCGGCCGATGACACTTTCAGCGAGTGGACCACACCCTGGTTCCAGTACCCCGAGTTCGGCCTGGCCACCGCTGGCGCACTCACTGACCTGAACATCGGTGGCGGGTGGATGCACAACGCCACTGGCGGTGCGACCGAGCTGCGTACCGCTGAGTGCTACATCGATATAGATTGCCGGGAGCGCCCGAACTACTCGCCCGAGGTACGCGACGGCTCAGGAACTGACCGGTCTGGCGATACAATCACCGACACCAACCGGCCAATCCTTTACTTCGGCTCCCCGAGCTATGACGGGCTTCCTGCCAGAGATTGGTCCGTATCGGTATCGGGTAGCGCAGGGGAGGTTTTCAGCGCTAGCGGTTCCGGCGCCCCGCCCGAGTCGGTCCAGGTGGATACCGGGCTCGATGACGGCTCCTACACCGCCACCTTCACGGTCCGCTCCACCATTCGGGGGAGTGACCCCTTCCCGCACGTTCAACAGATCAGCTTCGATATCAACATCACGGTTCCACCCCCTCCCCCTCCGGTACTCGCGGTAAAGGAGATGTTCGGCGGATACCGGATCGAATGGAGTAACCCCGGGGGCCAGCCTTGGGATGATGACTACGTGGTGGCCGAGGTCTGGCGCGATGACTGCACGGGCTCCCACCGGATCGCGGTGGTGCCTAACGGCCTGAACGGGACCTACCTGGACCTGGCGATCCCCCAGCTCGATCCCCGCTACTCCCGGGTCAACGGCCAGTGTGAGGTCCACACCGAGGAATGCAACATCACTTACCGGGTGCGCTACCACGGGTACGTCTCCACCTTCGTGGAGCTACCGGACACCATCCCGGCCGACCTGATTCTGGCGTGGCCGGGCTCGGCAGCCACCATCCCGTCCGGATGGTCCCGGGTAACCGAGCTGGACGGAGTGTTCCCGCGCGGGAACGTAAGCTCGGGCACGCCTACCGGCACCGGAGGCAACGCCAGCCACTCCCACACCACCCCAGGCCACACTCACCCGATCGGGCCGCACTCCCACGCGGTGGGCGGCTCAACCGGCACCAGCAACGCCTCCACCACCAGCGCCCGGTTCAGCGGCGCCAGCCAGGCTCAAGCCGACCAGCCACACTCCCACCCCCGGCCCAGCTCTACCGGGTCACACCCGGGCCAGAACAGCGGAAGCAGCGCACCGGGAACCAGCTCAGCCAGCAACCTACCGCCCTATCGAAACGTGATCTGGATTCGGAGTGACGGTGCCCAGAGCCAGTACCCGGTGGGTGTGCTCGGGTGGGCTACGGAGTCCGTAGGCGGTTGGACTGACGATGCCGCCAGTGCCGGCCGGTTCCTTCGCGGGGCACCTTCTGGGCAAGACGGAGGGGGAACAGGGGGCAGCTCGACACACACCCATACGGTGAACTCCCACAGCCACTCCGGTTTCAGCCACACACACTCGATCGGGTCAACTGGGCTCTCGGTGCCGGTGGGGGTAAACGCTGGGTTCGGGTCGTCCACCCCGCGATGGCTGCCACGTCACACTCACCCGATGAGCGTGGGCTCCAGCTCTACGGGGTCCACCAGCAGCAACAGCGGGGGGACCACCGGATCGGCCAACCACGAACCGCCCAACCGTCGGCTACGGGTGCTCCGCAACACCGGGGGAGGCACCCAGCCCCGGATCATCGGCCTGTACCTGGGTGACATCGCCAACTTGGACCCGCTTTTGAGCTGGTGTAACGGGACCAACGGCACGCCGGATATGCGGGACCTGTTCGCGCGGGATCGGGGATCGAACTCGGTCAACTCCACCGGGGGTTCCACCAGCCACAGCCACTCCACCCCGAGCCACACTCACTCGATGCCCAGCCATACCCACACCACCAGCGTTCTGCCCAGCAACACCGGTAGCTTCCTCGCACCGAGCTTCGGAGACCTCGGCCCGAGCCCGACCGTCGGCCACACCCACTCCAGCGGGAACACCGCCCCAGCGGCCCCGAGTGTGGGAAGCCGGTCCAGCGGGACCACGAACAGTGTCAACCACATCCCCCCGTACCGGCGCGTCCACTTCGTCCGGCTGGACGGCACGATCAGCGGGGGGCCGCTCCCGGTCCCCGAGCTGAAAGTGACCGACTTCGCCTCGATGACCGTCCCGGCCTTCACCTACGGCGACGGGTTGGACCGGTTGGCCACCTTCACGGAGAAGATAGCGGTGGTCACCGACCGGACCAGCCAGTTCCCCCGGAGCCTGGTGGACTCGATCCCACTGGACGGGGGCCTCCACACCGTGGCCACCACCCTGGCCGGAGAGGATATGGTCCTAACCATCGGGGTGGAGGGCAAGCCAGCCATAGACAAGCTGGAGGAGATTCTGAGTGCCGAGCGGGTCTACTACTCCCCGGTAAGCGGTACGCCGGGATGGTTCGCTCCGGGGAGTTGGCGCGTGATCGCGCCCGCCCCAGGAGTGAAGGTCCTCCAAGTCGCGATGGTCCGCCAGCCCTGGCCGACCACCCCCGATCCTTCGGAGTTTCTGTGATGGCTACGCCGTTTGCTTCCGCGCGCCACCAGGCCGCGCTCTCCACCCCTACCGGGTACCGACGCTGGAGCCGGATCACCCTCTCCCGGGGCGGAGTGTCCCGGGTGCTGGAGCCTATCTCGGGCAGCTTCACCCAGGACCACCGCCGAAATGGGTTCTGGGACGGCCGGCTGACCTTCGCTGGTGATGATGTGATGCCGCGTCGGCCCGGGGACCTGTTGACCCCGTTCGGGACCACAGTGACGGTAGAGCTGGGTCTTACCCTTCTTGACGGTTCACTGTCAACTGTGCCGTACGGGACGTACGTGGTCGCCTCCTCCAAGGCGCGCACGATAGCTGGGGAGCGGGTCACCGAAGTGGGCCTGGTGGATGTCTCGGATCGGGTGGAGCGCTACCGGTTCGAGCAACCGTTGACCGTGGCCAGCGGGACCGACCTGGCCCAAATGATCAACATTGTGGTGGCCAACCGGTCCGGGTTCAACCCCCAGGTGAGCAACACCGGGATCACCTTGGGGGCCGCGCGGGTCTTCGGGCTCGATCCCGAGACCGGGCCGTGGTCCGAGATCCAGGATGTTCTTAGTGGGTTCAGTCGGCGCGCCTGGTACGACCGGGTAGGGGAGATCCGGATCGGTTCGATCAACCCGGACGCGACCTCAGCCTACCCGCTGGACCAGCTCACCAGCCTGTCCTCGGATTTCGATGTCCGGCCGCCCAACGTAGTGGTGGTCCGGGGGGAGCCACAGGATGGCCGGCCACCGGTCCAGGCGGTGGCGATGGACGATGACCCCTCGTCCCCCACCTATGCCGGCACCGGGCCGGGAACCAGCCCATATGGTCGTGTCACAAGGTTTTTCTCCTCCCCCCTGATCGAGACCGTGAGCCAGGCCCAGAGCGCGGCGGAAACCATCTTGGCTGAGCACGTCGGCCAGGGGGCCGGGTACACGCTGCTCCGGCCCTATGACCCGACCGTGGACGCCGGGGATGTGATCTCGGTGGCGGGCCGTGCACTGGCGGTAGACGCCGTGACCGTGGACCTTCTCGGAGACACCTCACTCCAGGTAAGGGAGCTGTGATGGCGACCGACTACACCAAGCTATTGGACAAGTTGATTCCCTCCCCTGGTGGGGAGGACACCGTTCGGATGAGAACTGCCACGGTTACCGCCATTAACCAGGACGGAACCGTTCGGATATCGATGTCCGGGGTGACCATTCCGAAGGACATCCCTCGATTGGCTTCTTCGGGAGTACTCGTTGGCGATACGGTTTCCGTTATCTCCTTCCGTGGGGAACTACTGGTCATCGGCCCGGTAGCCAAGGGGTCGGTAGCCGGGGCAATTGAAACGCCTGGGATCAATTTCGGTAATAGCCGGGTGTTTTGGAATGGTCGGACCTCCGTATTCAACAGCGCCACGGATGCCGGAATCGTCCTCACAGACGGTAACGGTGTGCAGATAGCCAGGGATAACGTCTGTCTACATCTAAACCGCGTGGGCGGCAGTAATGGCGCTGTCGCGCAATTCAGGCATCAAGGATCGGTGGTCGGGTCTATATCAGTGACTGACTCCGCTACCACGTACAACACCTCCAGTGATTATCGGTTGAAGACGAACGTCCGGGAGATCACGGACGGGTTGGAACGGGTGAACGCGCTTCGGCCTGTCGCCTTCGACTGGATCAACGGTGGGCCGGGAGAAGGATTCATCGCTCACGAGGTCCAGGAAGTAGTTCCCCTGGCGGTTACGGGGGAGAAGGACGCCGTAGCACCGGCCCCGGTGGAAGATGACGATCCGCCCGAGGGTTCGATCATCCCCCAGATGATCGATCAGACCAAGTTAATCCCGATCTTGACGAGCGCCGTTAAGGAGCTGTCCGCCATGGTGGAGGCCCTGACCACCCGAGTCGCGGAGTTGGAAGACCGGCTCGGCGGTTCCTGAGCCCATCGGGGGGACCGGGGGGACCGGGGGAACCTTCACTCTCCAGTGAGATGGTTTTACGCGAGTACTACGCGCGTACGCGCGTGTAATACATCTAGGGCGTGTTTCTAAGGAAGTGGGTGAGTGGACCTTCCCCCGGTCCCCCCAGTCCCCCCGGGGCCGCGCCGGTCATCCCCCGGTAACCGCCAGTCCCGTACGATGGGGAACATGGCAGGCGTAGTGGTTCCCCGGGTCATCCACTGGTGGTGGGACGGGCCACCGGTCCCCCCGGAGTACGTCCGGTTCCGGAAACGGTGGTCAGAGCTTCACCCCGGGTGGACCCTCCAGGTTTGGGATGAGACCCGGTTCCTGTCCGAGTTCGGCCCAGACCATCCGGTGGTCCAGCTCTACCGCAACCGCGCCCGGTGGTCCCCCCACGCGCACGAATGGGGGTGGAAGACCAACATCGCCCGGTACCTAATCCTCCAGCGGGACGGGGGCCTGTGGGTGGACGCTGACTTGGAGCCGCTGAAGGCCGTGGACCCGCTGATCGAGCGCCTGGAGGCCAGCGAGCACCACAACGCGCTGGCCGCGTACGAGGACCGTACGCACATCAACAACGCCTTCTTGGCCTCTCCCCCGAACGGCCCGTTCATCACGGCCCTGGTGGACGGGTTGGCCGATCGGGTCCGCAACCGGCGCGGCAAGCCCAGCAACGTCATGACCGGCCCCCACTACCTGACCGAGATGGCTGATCGGACCCCGGGCTTGATGGTCCTGGACCGCGCGCTGGTGTACCCCATGCACTGGTCCGAGCTGGAGCGCCGGAACGATGAGTACCCGGCCGCCTACACGCTCCACCACTGGCACAGAAAGAGCACAGAACAGACTTCCCGGGCGGGTCAGGTCTTGCGTGATACCCAACTGGCATCCACCCGCCCGGGAGTCAAGCCCGATCGGACCAAGATCACCGCCGGGCCACACCACCGACCGGAAGGGGCGCCGCGCCCGGCTGTGGTGCCGGCCGCCCCAGTCCAGACGAGGAAGTCTCACATGGTCCCCCCCACCCGCATCCGCAAGATTCCCGGCTTGACTCCGGAGTCGGTGGCCCTGGCACTGGCCGACATGGCCTCCCAGGTCCCCCCGGACCGCGCGATCGTGGAACTGGGCACCTACCAGGGTCGAACCGCGCTGTTCCTGGCTTGGGGAGCCCGTCAGGGCCAGGGAGCGCACGTCTACGCCATCGACCCCTGGGACCTTCCGGGCAAGCGTGAGCCATACAACCAGCACCGGGGGGGAGCCCTGGGCAAACACCGGAAGGCGTTCGACGATCCCGGGACGTACAACTGGGCGCGGTACAACGTGCGCGCCAACGGCTACGCCAATCGGGTTACCTTGATCCGTGATTTCTCCGTGAAGGCCGCTGAGAAGTGGAGCGCCGGCCCGGTCGGGCTCCTGTTCGTGGACGGAGACCACCGCTATGATGCCGTCCGGGCCGACGTGAGCGCCTGGGCCGCGCACCTGGCCCCCGATGCCGTGATCGCGTTCGATGACTACGCGGCCACTCACCCCGAGGTGATCCGGGCCGTGGATGACATGGTGAACGAGGGCATCCTGGAGCCGGTGAAGGTCTACCACGATCGTCTAGCCGTGACTCGGTTGGCTCCGGGCGGGCTGGAACCCCTGACTGCGATCACCTCAGAGGGAGTGGAACCCGAGCCCGAGACTTCCGACCCGGACCCGGTGGCGACCCAACCGCTTCCCCCGGAGGAGGTCACGGTTCGGGCCGGAGAACTGGAGGGGGTGGCGGAGGGGACCCCCGTGGAAGACCTGAACGTAAATCAACTTCGAGCCCTGGCCAAGGCCCGGGGGATCAAGCTGGGAGCGCGCAAGGACAAGCGGGCTGAGATAGTGGCCGCGCTGAGGGCCGGAGAGTAGGCCCGGGGTGAAAGTATCTGCCTCGATCATGGCCCACCCCGATCGAACCGAGTTCGTGGAGGAGTTGGCGGACAGCCTGGACCGGGAGGTCCCGGTCTTCTGGGACCCGTTCGGTCCCCCGAGCGGGAAGGGTGACCGGGTGTGGTCGGTGGCCCGGGAAGCCTGGCAGATGTACGACCCGGCCGCTGACTTCCACGTCCTGATCCAGGATGACGCGCTGGTCTGCCGGGACTACCTGGCCGGGCTGGAGGTGGCCCTGGAGCACGTCCCGGACTACGCCCTGGTTTCGATGTACCTCGGGCAGGGTCGCAACGTCCCGGCACGCTGGGCCAGGATGGCCGAGAAGGCCCAGACCACCGGGGCCTCCTGGGTGCGCTCCTACACACTCATGTGGGGAGTGTCACTGGCGGTGCCCACCCGATTCATCCCGGACATGATCAGGTGGTGTGACCGCAAGGCCGGGATGCCCGATGACATGCGGGTGGGTCGATGGTTCCAGCGCCAGAGGATCGACACCTGGTACACCTGGCCGTCCTTGGTTGACCATCGGCCCGCCCCCTCTCTGACCAAACACCGCCAGGTGGAGCGGGTAGCTGTACGCCACCACCAGGGTTCGGCCCTGGAACTGGACTGGTCCGGCCCCACTGTGGTGGACCCCATGATCATTCGACGTAGGGGGCCGAGATCCGGTCCCCAAGGAGCCTGGAGGTGAATTGTTCCCGTGCCTACCCCATCGGCTTCCGAGGCTCAATTAGAACGCCGGATCGAAGAATTGTCCCGTTCGATGGACCGAGGGTTCGAGCGCGTCCACGATGACCTCGCTGAGGTGAAGCGGGATGTAAAGGCCATCCATCAACAGGCCATCCCCCACCGGGTCGCCGCCTTGGAGACGTGGCGCGACAACCTGTCAGGCCGCCTATGGACCTTCCTCATCGGTTGTGGGGTGGCCTCGGTTTCGGCCTGGATCGCGGTCATCTTCCGGTAGCGCCTGGCTGTGGCTCACGTCACCGTCAAGGCTGTGATGTTGCGTCTAGGTCGCCATGCCTGTATGGTGGGAATTGCCCATGACAGTGGGATCAAGGCCCGGGGAGACACGGTCTCCAGTACCAGGTACCCCGGTTCACTTGATCC